TTGCTTAAGTGATATGCGTATTAAACAAAAAACCCCTGTAAGCGTAGAGCCACAGGGGTTTTTTATGGTTGCGGAGGCAAAGTTCGACAAGCTGTCCGCAACACTTATTATCCCCTTTGTCTTTACAAGACCAGGATAACAAAATACGCCCCCGACCAAAGCCGGGGGCGCACATAAAAGTCTGATTTGTGAGGGCGTGACCGTCGCCCCATTTTTTATAAGTCTTGATTTGTACGCTTAATGAATAGAGGTTTTAACGCGTCGTAGATACCAGCCGCTGCAGCTCCATACTTAAGCCCCTCAACGACGTGTAAGAACATATCCGCTTTAGCAAGCACAGCGTAAATGATTCCCAAGATAACACCAAGGCTACACGCAATATGCGGCAACCAAGTACGGTCTTTGAGTTTCAATTTGATTAGTTCGACTAGTATCATAACGACGGGTACAATAAATGCGTTCCAATCCATTGTTTTACCTTTCCTTTCTAGCCGGAGTAGACCGGCGTATGTGCTTCTTTCTTGAGATAAGCCATCATTTCTTTATGCGCTTCTGTCACAGCGCCGTTGTGCCCGTTCTGCTTGGCAACATCCACTAACGCAAATAGGCAACTGTCATGCGCCGATCTCTGTTCTAATGACCTAGCGATCTCAGCATCTTGACGCTTATTCTGCTCGGCGATTTCATCCACCGTATCTGCAAGCTGTTGGACAGTCGCGGTCATCGTCGTCATGGCCTCAGTCAATGTCTCAAGTGCATGAGCAGTTTCTTGAAGCTGCACAGCATTGTCAATCAGGCTATCGAGCTTCTCAGTGCGCTCCCTTCGGTTCTTTTGCCATGTTTTTATCTTTTTTCGGTTGGCGATGAGCAGGGTAATGACTGTAATGACCGTGCCCAACGAAGCGAAGGTTCGCACATACGGGTCAATTGAATTCAAAAACTCGCTCATTTCATTAGCGCCTCCAATGTCACAGGACCGACGTAGCCATCTGTCACCAGCCCCATATCCGCCTGAAACTTAATGATTTGTTTCTTGGTCACGTCGCCGAATATCCCGTCAATCAAGATGACGTCGTAGTCTTTCAGCATGAGCGCCCACTGCACGACCTCAACGAGCTTGCCTGTCATCCCTGGCTTGAGAATGTTCTCTCCGGCCCACTCTCGGGCCTTTTCCGCTAGCGTAAGTTCGATCTTCGGTGCCGGCACAGGTTCGGGCTTAGGTTCGACTTTGACGGTCTCAAGCACTTTGACGTACCTGCTTCCGAGATGAATCCAACCATTGTAAGCCGGGACGTACCCCCATGAGCCAGACTCTTTCTCGATGTCAACGACGGTTCCGGTCGGCAATGTTCGCAAACGCTCAGAGCGCGTTGTCGCTTTGGCCCGGACGTTGAGTCCTCTAGGTGTGATTACTTGTACTTTTTTCATCCCTGCTTCTCCTTGTTCCGGTTCAGGCTCAACGGCCGCCCCGTAATCAATCCACGGGAGACGCCCATGCTCCGTCCATGACTTGCTTCGATACCCTGTCTTTTTACCGATGTTTGCGACTGCTGTGATCATGACTTTTGACTCCCAAGCTGAGGTTGCCTCGACTGCTAAGCCGTCACCAATATAGATACCAACGTGACCCGGCTTAAAGAGCATGCAGCCGGGGATGATCTTTGAGAAATCTGTCGATCGATGCGTACAGCGGTTCCGCATGCCAACAGTGTCGGTGTCTGGTACGCCACGCGCCCCGTAAGGTACATTTCGCTTGCCGTCCCAGCCCCACAAAATCCCCTTGATTAGTCCGACACAGTCCCATGCGTGGTACCCCTGACCGACTAAGGCTCGTAGTTTTTCTACATATTTTGTCGTGTATCGTTTTGGATACTGCTTTTTCTTCGCTGTAATTAACCCGTCGGTGAGCGGCCTCCCATAAGTCCCCCACATATAGGCGGTTTTCGTTTTTGAGATTTCAACCGCTTTGTCGATAAATTCTTTTGCTGTCATCAAGATTGACATTTGTTTTACCTCCGATAAAAAACCGGCTCTCGCCGGCTGATTAGATATGTTTCTTATTCAAACAGTTATAGATCGTACAGATACTGCCATGACTTACCCTCGCTCTCGCTGGGCCTGTCCCAGTTTTCATCCTTCAGGCTTTCATAGACTCTGTCTTTTTCAATGACCTTTTGTCCTAGCTTGTAGATTCCGGTCGCAACCCAAATCTCGATTACTTCTGGTTCCTCCTTTTCAGTCTCCGGTTTCACCTCGACCGCCGGAGGCTTTTGGTAAGGCGCGTCATCCGGCAAGACTTTGGCATACAGTTCTGAGATTTCGCCTTTTGCTTCTAAGCCGGGATACACATCGCCACTCACCGTGTGGTCGCTCTGCACCCAGTACAGGTCATCGCCAAATCGCACCTTATCGCCGGCTTTGAGTTCCTGACCGATGAGCGACATGAGGTGTGGGTAGATTTCCTTGTTTTCGAGCGATTTCTCGCCGTCAAGACTCGATTTGTATTCGTCAAGCATCGTCCGTTGTTCTGCAACGCGCTCTTGTTCGTCAATCACTTGCTTGAGTTTTTGTCCTAATTGTTTGTAGTGTAATAAGTCCATACTTAACCTCCTAACCCTTCGAGGAAGGCTTGGATTTCATCCGATTCGCGGATCGGCGATTTTGCGTAACCAACACTTAACGCGCCCTTCGATGTGGTGATCACGTTCTGTCTTGGCGTGTACTTATCGAGCTGTTGGAGAGCTTGGATTGTCGGCAGGTCGATGGTAGTTTCGATAGGTTCATATAATGGATAACAAATCTCAAGAGGAGTTCCGGCATTATATTGAGCCGCTAAATATGACTTCCACTCATCGATAGATCGTTCTTCTTGATCGCGTAGACGTATTAAAAATATGGTTCTTTTATTATTTTGCGATCCTGTAAAATAACAATAAGGTACTTCTGAATAAAAATCTCGAGGCACGCAATAGGAACATATAAAATCATAACCGTTATCATGGGTTTCAAACGTGGTTGGTAAATAATATAAAAACGAGTTACTATTTATTGTTTTATTCCAGTTTTCAGTACCATTAAATTTTATATAATGCCATTCCTTCCTCACCACACCACGCTCGAAGTCGATGACTCCACCGTACAGAGTTTCGGGAAGGGAAACGGGATGTATTTCGCCATAGGGTTCATAATCTGTTGCAGTTGAGGAATGTTCAACCTGAAAATTACAATAACTTGGTGTTACCGGAGTGGTTTGATCCATATGGCTTAAAACCAGCCTAATATAATAAATATTGCTTGGTATAGTTGCGATTTTAATGCCCCCACTTATTGACGGGGTAAAATTTGATGTTGTGCATGCGCTATAGTTGCCATTTACATCATATAAAGCAACATTTCTTAAATCCCAATTCGAATAGTAATTCACAGCATATTGTTGACCTGGAAACACTCTTATTTTTTGAGTTCTTACTCTAGTGTTACTCGGCACCAATGCGCCATCAGCACCCGCAAATGTTCCCTGTTCCAAAATTGCAAGATTCTTTCCTGTATGTACTAACTCCAGTTCATCAATTCCCACAATCGGCCGGATGTTATCAGGTGACGGTTCACCCGTTCCCTCTTGCGAGTACGTGACGGCAATTTTCGGGAACATTTCACTTTCAGGGACGGGATATATCGAGACGATATTATCTTCCGACTCTTCCAATCGCCACAACCGATCGTTATTGACCGCTGCGGCGGCCGCTTCGCAACTTGTAATCGCGTTGGCGGTGCCGACCTGGCGTGCGGCTTCTGCTGCGACACGCGAGGCTTCGTCTTCATCTATGGTTTGTAAGCGCGCCAGTATTTCATTGCACTCGTTGATGTTGTTCTCATAGTTCTGAATTAGCTGGACTAAGAAGGGGAAATCGTTGTGGCTCTCGACGGCCCCTTCGATGCTGAGGGACGGTTCAATAATCACGATCAATTTCGGCGTCTTCAATAGCGCCTCGTCGCCTTCTAGTACGTGCAATTCGGCATACGCTTTTCCTGCAGCCGCTACCATTTGAGATGACACGATAAAAGCTATGTAACCTTGATCGGCATTAACGATGTCACAGTTCGTGTACACCGTGGTTCCGTCAGGTTTATAGAGAAAAAGCGTCACCTGCTTACCCGTGAGATTGATGGGCTCGCGTTCGTTCATGATTATGATCTTGATCTTGCGTCCGGCGCTCTCGCCTTGAATTAGATTCAAAGTCTCGGATCGTCCCCAGACGTTGAGTTTCAATGTTTTATCTGCAAAAGCCATTTGTTTTACCCCCATTAAAAAACCGGCTCTCGCCGGTTAACTGGATATTCTTTTTCTAATCTCGTTAATTGCCTTGTTTCCAAGAGCCATCTGAACGGGCATACATTAGCCCTTGTTCCCACACTCCATTTATGCGCGCAAATACTAGCCCTCGACGCCACTCACCGTTATGCCGCACATGGCACCCGACGGGCGTGTAATCGATCGTCAATTTCGGTCTGTAGTCTCCCGATTTATAAAAGGCTTTGTTCGTTTGAGCGATCTGTGGGTCTTGAATGAGTAACACGCCGTTATTTGTTGTGCCGTTAACCCAGGCTTGCACAATGTCTTTCATGCTGCATTCGTACCATTTGTTGTATCCGGATTGCGGTGTCGAAGCGGCTTCTCCTGTTGTCGTAGCGCTCGGCTGTGTGTTCCACGTTACTGTTGAGGGGTCCCACGCGCTGGTAATCCGCCTTGAGTAGAATTCTAGCGTAGCGGTGTAACTGCTACCGTCGTTGTAACAGTACAACTCCAGCAAGGCGCTATTGATGATCGACATGGGCGGTATCGAAGATACGTCAAAATTAAGCAGTGATCGTACACCCCAATTAGCCTGCGTTACTGTTCCCACGCGGTATCGGTCTTCGTCGTTCCTGTTCATCGATGGGTATGACTGTTGCACATAGCAGCCCGATGTCGGTCGTAAAATTACATTAGACATACTTCACCCCCACTCCTCTCGTTAAATTATCTTGATCCAGATATCCCCATCTGCACCCCCTGATGGATTGGACGTGCTGATCGTGATTTTCCGCTTACGGTCTGTATCGAGTGTAGGCTCTTTACCATTCAACGCCGTCTGCAGTCCTGAAACATTCGCAATCGTATGGGTGTGACTTGATGCTGCATAGTCGTGCGTATGATTTGATGCAGCTTTTCCATTTAGTGCTGTTTGAAGCCCTGTCACGTCTGCTATCGCGTGACTATGGCTCGGCGCTGCGTAATCATGTGTATGATTTGATGCGGCCTTACCATCTAGCGCACCTTGCAACCCTGAAACATTCGCAATCGTATGGGTGTGAGAGGCGGCCGCAAAACCGGAACTATCAACGCCATCCAGCTTGTCTGAATCAGCCGCTTTGCCATCAATCGGCAGATAGCCTTGGTTTGCTAAGGCTTCAATAATCGCGGCCGCTTGCGCCTCAAACTCCGAGCCGTCTAAAACGATTAAGCTGTTCATCAACCCACACACATCTGAGTCGTAACGCTCATCGGTGATGTTGCTCTGCTCTATCTTAGTCGCGTTGGCATTTACCCTGATTTGCGCCAGCGATAACTCGTAGATGTTGTTGCCTCGTGTAAGTGCTGGCGGCAGCGGAGTCTCTGCAGGTGTTCCTCGCTTGACGATACATCTGGTTTTGCGTTCGGCTAGTGACCTATCTAAGTGCAGGATGACACGATCAATCCGGGGCTGGGAAAGTGATGCGGTGCCGATCGTCAGAGGGAGTAGCCCTGTATTGTTGTCTTCGAGCCAATAGGGGTAACCCTGGACGAACGCTTCACCGTAGTTGACGTGGACAGTCATGCCAGTCCCGGAAGCAAGGACTTTGAGATTTGTCCCGCCGTTTCTGATGCCATCGGTAAAGAGCATCCGGAAGAATTCAGCAAAATCATCCGCCTGATAGGTTCGGTCATCGCCGACCGAGTCAAAGAATCTTGATTTTTCGAGTGCCATTATCTGACTACCTCCGTTTTTCTAATCTCATCGAGAATGTTTTTGTTGCGCTTACCAAAGGTCGGGATGATCTGAATTCTTCCCCGTTCATATACCTCTTTTACAGAGGTGATTTTCTTTGCTTGCTCTATTCCGAGAGCACGTGATTGCACGGTGACGATACTTCCGATGTCCCAGTCACGAAGGTATTGAAAGCTGCTGTTCGGCAGCACCGAGCATGTGAGCGTTTCTGAAGGCTCCATCTTCGAAAGTTGATATTGAGCCTCGTAAATGAGATCATCGATGTTGTCCACGCTCCCGCAGTCCTGCCATGTTTCACGCCGGGCGTAACCCGATAGAGTAGCATCGTCAGGGGTTCGTGAGACCGCTTGAATAAGCCGAAATTCGTCTTCGCCAGCGCCCCCTGCATATGCGAGCGTCACTTCGTTCGATGTATCGAGGTTGTATTCGATGTTTTCTATGTTTTCAAAACCTACAGACATGATCACGGGGTGTTCTGATCCTGCCGTCTGAATGCGCTCCGGGATCACATCAAAAACAAATCGCTCGCTGGCCAAATCAACCGTGACGGTGTACCCCATTCCGGTATATTCGCCAATGTCTCTGAGCGTTTCATCGAGCCTCTTAAACCTCTCACTCCATACAGCACTCATACCCCGACCAAGATAGGGGGCCATGATCAACGCAGGAAAAGCTCTATTCGGATCACTTGGATTAACAGCATGCTTTTCGACGTAATGACGCATAATCGCTTCAGCCGGCGCGTCACCTTGATCAGGGAAGCGATCCCATCCGAAGAAGTGAGAGTCGTCTTTTTGATCGGGAATTACCACTCGTTGCTTAAAAATGCCTTTCAGCTCATGGCCAGATACCATTAAGTTAAGATCGTCGTCTTCAGTCTTTTTAACGCCTGTGATCTCCCACACGCGCTTTTCATCGATCAGGACAAGATTGCCAACCTCTAGCGCTTCCGCGCCCTGGTCCTTGAGTCCAATATGCAACTCTAACTTACCAATCTCCCACAAGGAGCGTTCGCCCTGGAAGCTTGTGTAAGTGTCAAGAACCGCTAGAAGATTAAACTGCTTATCGATGATTCGTAAGTTGGGTATTTGCATTACACACCCCCGAATCTTGAGAACATTTGGATAGTGACCGTCGAGGTCGTTGTATCGTCGCCGGAAGAATACATCAGCTCATTCTCTCCTGGCAGCAGTTGCAGCCAGGTCGAAGCGGGGTCGATATAGTTCATCGCATTTTCGATGATCCCTGTTGCTCTCGTGATCGTGGCGTGTTTATGGCCGCGTTCGGTGTTGATTGTTAAGAGGTCCCCCTCGCCAAGCTCACGGTTAACCGCCATGAATTCACCCGTCTTTGTGAGCTCAATTCTTGGTCTCACTGCTGCCCCTGTGATTTCAATCATGATCGGAGCAGGTACGTCTCCTTCATTAATGATCGCCGCCATGTATCCACGCGTTCCGAATCGGATGCCCGGTGATTGTTGAGTAACGGCCGGGATAATCAAAGGAAACTTAAAACCTCCGGACAAATGCGCGAGATGGTCTACGATCGCTTCCGCTTCCCGCCATGCCGGATCGGGACAATAAAAAACGACCTGCATCGGAAAATAATTTTTCTTCCGCTTTCCGTTCTCGCGAGGGCCTTGCTGTACGATTGCGGGAATCCACCATCTCCCGTGGTCGTTCTCATACCACAGCTCGCCCATTTCTCCGGACCGGTTCAGAGAGCTGCCAAGAAGTCGGATGAGCTCGAATCGGTTCTCATACATCGCCCACCTATCCTCGCCGTAGACATGTAAGTTTAACGTGATTTCACGGTCATCGAGTCTCAATCCGTGATATAGCGTCCCGTCCATGCCTGCTGGCGCATGAAAGGCCGGCACCGCATCGGCCGCACCTATTCCGGAAATGCTCTCAAAAATATACGGAGGATAGAAAGGGGAGACCTCGACGATCTCCCCCAATGGATTGATGTAAGTAACTCGTTGCATCGTTTCTACCTCCGGGTTAACCGCTCAAGCAGGCGTTCGAGATCGCGGGTCATTTTAGCAGGGCTGTCCTGCTCCGCGTAGTAGTTGATCACAATAGGCGGAATTGTAATCTCAGGTCGTCCGGGGTCAGTAGGAGAAACAGCAGGCGTAGGCGATCCGTGCGTCTGCCAAAAAGCTGTAGCGGCTCGATTCGCCTCTTGAGCCATTTTCAACTGGTACGACTCGATCTGCTTTGTCATCGACTCAAACCAGGTATTGATGTTCATGGCCTTAGAGGCAAACCCCTCATAGAGTCGCTCTCCGAGAGATTTGCCAACTAGGTCATACGCAGGTGCAAAGGACTGTATCAGATTGATGATGTCCTTCTGATTGCCTGCCATAATGAGCTGTTCCGCTTCCGCGGTCAGCTTGTACTCTTTCAAACGATCCTCATAGAACTTATTGAGATCATCGAGCTGCTGTTGGAGAGCCTTTTGTTCTGCCTCGGCCCGCTTACTAACCTCGTCTGCTTGCTGTCGAAGGGCCTCTTTAGCGTCTTCACGTTCATTCCGGGCGAGCCATTTATCGAGTCCTTCTTGTTCCTTAGCGATCTGCTCTTGGAGCTTTCGGCGGTTGTAAGCGTCGTTCTCGTACTGCAGCTGCTGCTCAAGAGCCGCGATCTTGCGCCGGCGTTTCCTTTCCTCTTCAGCACGATCCTCACCCTTCGTCAATTCGTCCAGGGCTTTGATCTGTTCTTCGATCGCTTCACGCTGAGCTTGCGACCATTCTGACCAGTTATCCATGCTCTGCTGGATGTGTTCCTCTTCTGCTTGTCGCTGTGCTTCGTAGCGTGCCCGGAGAGCAGTAAGGACACCATCCGCAAGTCTCTGTAGGTTCTGGGTGTCACGATCCTTGATCTGCTGTTGCACATCGTAGAGCTGTTTTTCAAGCTCGATACGCGCCTCAGTTCCTTCTTTATGCTCACGAATCATCGCCCGGATTCGTTCTCGCTGTTGCTCAAGCGTCAGTCGGCCGTAGTAGACATCGATCTCATAGGCTCTGCGCACCTGCTCCTGGCGCGCTTGGTAGAGCTCTCGTTCAACTTCTTTGTATGCTTCAGTTCCAACCTTGTATGTTGCAAGACGTTTTTCGAGGAGTTTGATCTCTTCACCGATCGTCAATCGATTCATGACTTTGAGATGCTCGACGTGTGCTGTTTCTTTCTCACGCCTTAGCGCGTACAGTTGATCATCGATCTTCTCTCGCTCGTCTGCAGTCTTAGCGTAGAGACGACGAGCCCTCTCAAGCAGTGCGATCTCTTCGTCATACGTGATTTGATCAAGACGTTTTTTGCGCTCAATAAGAGCGAGCTCACGCTCCAAAGCGACATTCTTATCTGACTGTGCCTTGGACGATCTCTTTGCACCACGGCTTGTCCGTTTCGGCTTTCGCCATGTTGCTGTCCCTGAACCTCCGCTCGGACGTGTGACATTGATGACTTGACCGTCTCCATCGACATTGATTGTCGCCGAAGCCCCATCGAGCGAATAGAGCTTGTTCAGGACATTGTCCAAAGCAAGGACGATCTTGTCTGCTTGTTCCTGTGTAGCTGTGCCTGCCTGTACCATTGCAAGGGCTGTCGCTTTTGCCATTTCTGCTTCCGCGATGGCGAGCTGATAATTCAGATCGATCATGACAGCTTTCATGTCAGCATCAGCTTGATAGGTGTCAAGGCTCTCGAGGACTTGCTCCTTCGAGACCCCGTATCGATCCGCTAAATACTCAAGGGCAAGGCCGTAGTCCGTCGAGCCCTTTTTACCTTCCTTTAGGACATCGATGGCTATCTGCAGGTCGGTTAAATCTTGTATTTCTTTATTGAGCGAGTCATATGATCCAGCCAATCCACTGACAGAGCTGATCATCTCCTTGACGGACGTTTTTTGCGCTCTGACGATGGCGGTCGTTCCGGACAGCTCTGCTGCAGTTTTACTGACTGATGCTTTTAGGCTTCCAAATGCCTTGTCCAATGCGCCAACCGGGAGTCGTGCTTGTCTCAGTGTTTTCTCAAGGTCTATCTGCATATCGGAGAGGTTTTGTTTAATTTTCTCCCTCAATTCATCAAATGCTGCCTCTTCATCTGAACTAGCCACGCCATTCATGATTTTTGCACCAAGCTCTTTTGCTTTTGCAATCGCTTCAGTCAGACCTTCGTCGTCTGTTAAGCTCCGAAGAATCACGTTGACAACGGATATCCCGTCAATACCACTTGCTCCGCTCGCCGCTACACCCGCCACAATTTGAGCTCTAACGTCTGTGAGCTCTTCGATGCCTTGTGCAATCATGGCCTCCTTGTCGATCTTCATGAACTTTTCAAACATGCCAACAGCTGTCTCAGAGTCCACCATCATACCTTCATACGCCATGTCACTCATCGCTTGAGCTATTGCTGACTGAGCTTCGATTGGAATTGTCGCAGCAGCTTCTCCAATTTTGGATCGTGCGAGCACGATGGATCGCTCGACGTGTTCCGCGATCTCTGTCGGAGCTTCACGAGCTGTCTGCATGGCTTCCTTGCGTATACTCTTGAGTCTTTCGACAGACTGTATCAGACCACTGACTTCAGAGGCATATTCTCTGCCCGCGGCTTCACCTGCTCCCACGTCTTTCGCCTTCGCTTGTGCAGCTGAAAGCTTCGCTTGTGCGTCAGCTATACGTTGGTCAATGTTGATGAGAGTTGTTCGAGCATCTTTGAGATTGTTGATTGTTTCTTTGATTGAATCAATATTTGCGATCTCAGCCTCTTCCATTTTCTCACGAGCAAGCTGTCGATGGACTTCCAGCTGTTCTTTCATATACCCGAGATTCGTGACCAGGAGAGCTCCCTCTCTGCTGACTCCGTCAGCCCTGAAGCCATATGACGAGACGAGTTTCTCGGAGATTTGATGCATCTCTGCTGTCTCTTCTTTTGTACGATAGGCATTATTCGATAGCTCTTCATATCGAGCCACGAGCGAAGTTGATTCATTCGCTTGACGTGAGAGTTCTTCTGCCTCCTCGTTTAGAGCCTTGAGATTCTCTTTTGCCTTAGCGCTTTCTGCTGAAATTGCAGAGAGGACTCCGATGAGTACTGAGATTCCGAGAGTGATCCAGCCCCATGGACCAGATATCGCGGTCTTAAGCAATCCAAACTGCGCTGTTACCTTGCTCAAAATCGGCGAAGCCGCAATCATCTCTACAATTAATTTTTTGAAATTAGTACCGAATAAAAACAGAGATGCAGTTCCTATCAAAAAAGTCTTACCAAAATTTACACCGAAGGTAACGATACTTTGGTTCTCTTTTGCGAAATCTGCTGCTCCCCGAGTGAGTCCGTTCAATAACCCCAACATGGGCGCTAGCCCCGTTGCATTTGCTTCGCCGATTGCGACTTTCAATTTTTGCGTGCTCGCTTCTAAAGCAAGCTGGGTGCCAGAGAATTCAGCCGAGAGTTTCGCTGCGTCGCCGACTTGATGGCGCGTCTCTTCCATGATCCCGATGTACTCAGCTTCGCGTTTCTGTGCGAGTGTCATCGCCTCGGTGGTGATTCCGCGTTGCTTCGCATAGTCCTGCCACATTTTTGCGACGTTTTTAGTTACGCCGGCATTATCGACCAGGATTGAATTCTCATTTTTTAGCCCTTCAGTGGCGGTCATGACTGCGTCAGCTAACGAGTAGCTAGCCTGTCTGCCAAAAGCCGCCGCGTCCTTCAGGCGGAGAATAATGTCGATCGCTTCTTGAGCACTGAAGCCACGAGAGAGAAGGTTCTTTAATGAGGTGGAGGCCTGTTCAAGCGGGATGAGGCCGTCCGAGATGAGGTCTTGGACCGCGTTACTGACCATCCCCATGCTCTGACCTGTGCCCTCCGCGATGGAGCGAAGACCAATCTGCGCGTTGCGGTTCTTAACATACGCATCTGTTGACTCAGTAAGGGCTTCAGAGAGAGCGTTCCACGCCATTCGGACAGCGCCAATGATGGCGATGCTGGCAAGCATGGAGGCTTGACCTTTTGCTTCTTCTTCGTACTGCTTTTTTTGGGCGGCTGTGGTCTCTTCAAGCTGCTTTTTTGCATCTTCGAGCTTTGCGATTTTCTTCTCAATGATAGAAGTGTTTTGTTGTCCCGATTTCTGGGCGAGATCGAGTTCTTTTCGGAGATTTGCTAGGGCTTTTTCAAGCTGCTTTTCGGTCCGTTCAGCTTTTCTATAGGCTTCCTCCAGACCACTAGCCGCCTTTTCGGCCGCCTTAAAGCCTTTATCGACACCATCAGCGACGGAGCGGACGACAAACACTAATCTTTCAACTTCATAATCCATGTGCTTACCAATCCCCCGCGTCTACTTCTTCGATTTCTTCCTTTTTCGGCTCGAACTTATGTAGTTCGTTGTATTCATCCAGCACGACGAGAAACTCATCGTAGTAATAATCTTGTAACAGTTCTGCTTTGCTGATTCCTATGGTTTCAGCGATTGCTAGCCATCGTTGGAGCCAAGCGCCTGTGTCTGGAATTGACTGGCTAGCAGCGGCTTGATCTTTTTCCAGACGCGCCCGAAAAAATCGGATAAATCGTTAAGCTCCCACCACGCCTCGAGCACATCAAGCAGTTCGGTCGGGGAGAGCGCTAACAGCTCTTCCTTCTCAACGCTCAAATATTGGCTCGCAAGGTCGATGATGATTTCCGGGGCATTGATCATGAGTTTGCCTGCAAGATCAAGCACAAAATTACTGTCCGCTGCCTTAGCGCGATTAATGACAGTCTGCAGGTCTTCATCCGGGAAGCACTTTTCCATGATCGTTTTCGGCAGGTCTTGGACGTCCTGCATGGATGCGATGTACTTACCCACCGGGACTTTAGTCACAGGGATGCCGTGCACGGTTTTTTCTTTAGGCAGCGAAAGGTCAATAGACCCCTTTTTTCGATTAAAAAGCATAATTCACCTCACAATAAAACAGACAGCTGCCCCCGGGAGGAGACAGCTGTACGTTTCTAATCGTTCAAAGGTAGGATTAACCGCCACCGGAAACCGGCTGGGCTTCGATTGTTTGAATCCATGTGAAGCCGGTAGAGAGCGTGACGTCTTTGATGTCTTTGTGGTTGCCGTCGATCTTCCGTGCAAAAATGCGGAAGGTCAGAGTGTACGGTGCGATTTCATTGTTTTCGCCTTTTGTTGAATGATCGACCTTAACACTCATCAGCTTGACCACATAGTGCCGGAATAAACGATATCCGCCCTTGAAGAGCGCAGCGTATGCCAGAGCATATTCAGGCGCTTCGTCCGTGGTTCTGGCGGAATAAATGCCGCTGCTGCTCTCATACAGACCTCCCGTCAGTTGGGCCTCATGTGCCAGATCAAGCTCCGCAAGCGTGAGCGTGAGGTCAGTGTACTTATACTCTGTCCCGGAATCATACACATCGTCATCTGCATAGACGACATACTCTTCCACCTGATCATCTTTGGAGAGCTGTTGCGCCCCAATAAGGTTCAGTTTCTCGCCTACTGAATAGGCTGTACTTGTATTAGCGACAATAGGGAAGAGGTTGATTTCTCTCAAGCCTTTTAAGGCCTTTTTCGTTGTACCCATATTCTTTCCTTTCTGCTTGGTTATAAGCCATCGGGCCCCCAGATAGAGACCTCGAAGTAGTAAGTGGTTCTACCCCTGTTATCACGCCCAAACGACTTCGGGCGTCTTTTAGGGGAGCAATGACACCAGCGCTCCGGTGTCAGGTTAATTATTTGTTCTTCCGAGCCGGAATCCAGAAGGTGTGACAGCTCCGTCGCAATCCTGTACGCTTCCTCAGCGGACGAATGACGTACCTGAATCTGCGTTGAACGCGTCAAAGAGCCGTCACTGGACGGGAGAGTGTTGTACACGAAGATAGCGATCAGATGGTCAGGCGCCTCCGGCAGATACTCATAAAAAACAGGGCCGTAGCCCTGTCCTTCAATGAATGTTTTGATGTCGTCAAAGAAATTCGCCATGAGCACCTCATTTCACGTCACGGATCGCTTGTCGCATCTCGTCCGCAATTCGCTTTTTCCACTTGGGTCGCTCTTCATCAATCGCGTTCTCAAGGAACTTTGCTTCGCCGCCTTGCGGGTGCACAAACTCCGTGTGTTCGTGTTGCACGATGGCATACTGGTTAACATCTCCCTCGCGACCTGTTCCGCCGCCCTCTACTGAGTAACCAATCTCAAATTCGACATCAGACGCATCCGGCGTCGGGTCATATGTGGTGAGTTCAGAAACGCTCCCATCTTTCTTTCCTGTCATATATGGAACGCCATTGACGCTCACATGACCGGACTCGCGCAATGATCCCTCATCAAGAGGTGCCCGCGGAACAGACTTCTTGAGCGTGTCGCCCAAGCATCCGTAGATCGCGTTAGCGGACGAAGTAAGCATCTTTTCTTCAAGCACCTTGAACTTCCGGCGCATGCTTTGCATAGCCTTCCGGTAGTCTGCGCTTGATTTGATCGCCCAGTTAGCCATGTCAGATGAACACCTTTCTCCGATGCTCTGTTCCCGCGAATGTCACGGGCACAGTCACGTCGATCACAATGAACTTGTCCACGCCTATCGTGATTCGGTCATCTCTCGAGACAGGCGCAAGGACGGTCAGTTGAGCACCGCTCGTGACCTCTTGCCCTTGCTTGTTCCGGACAAGGCGATGCTTGACGGCAACCCTGCAGGCGATCTCTATTGGCGTATCGTAAATTGGCTCACCGTAAGAGTTCACATCGATTTTGCGTTCCCACATAACCGTCTGATTCAACGCCAACGCGACTAATTCCCTCATAGACATGCGACCGGCCCTCCGCGATAGAGATACGGTAAGAGCAGGGCATAGGCCTCTTCAGAGAGACCGCCGCGTCTCATTTGCTCAGATTTACCACCATCAAAACCGACATCGAAGTCATCAAGGTGATAGCGAGAGACTCCCGCATCCTTAAGTGACTGCAACATGGATACTTCCTTGTCGATTTTCAGATTGCTGTAAGCCTGCAGCACCACGGCGAGCTTTACATCATCCGGGATGCCTACTTCTTCTCCATTGATCACGCGGGGGAAGGCTTCCTGCTGAGTTGGATCACTTTTCCCGCCTTTGAACTTCAGCCGATCTACGCGAAGTTGAGCGCCCATGAGCACCGCCAGTTGATCATCGTGAGATAACGCGATAAAAGAAGCGAATGCGTCACTTCCCTTGAACATCTCAAGATAAGTTTTCGCCTCTTCAGGCGTCACATAGCAAGTAAACACGGGCGTCACCTCATTTCTTCTTGGGCTTCGGCTTCGGAGTCTCTACCGGTTCGTCCGTTTCAGGTTCGGGAAGATCAGGCGCAATGACTGTGATTCCGGCTCCACCTTCCTGGAGGCGTTTGACCACGTCTGCCGAAGCTTCGAACTCCGTATCCGGAAGAATCACTCGGTCGCCGATCTTGACGGGACGAAAAGCTTTTACGATCATTTTCTACCGCCTTTCCTGGAAGAGGCTTTAGGCTTTTGTTTGGGAGCTGCCGCTTTAGCAACAGGGGCCCTTGCAATACCGTTTCTCACCCACCTCTTCGCCGTCACCTCATCGACAGAGACCGAGGCGCCCTTCTTGAGCGCCCCGTAATCTTTGTGATAAGTGTTAACAAGCATGATGAGGACGATCATTATTCACCTCAACCTTCGCCGCCGCCTTCGCCGCCGCCTTCACCGCCGCCGGTATCACCACCACCAGCGTCACCGCCACCAGCATCTCCGCCACCGGCGTCACCGCCGGCCGCAGGCGCCAAAACGGCGAACGGATAGCGGTTTTCATCGCTCCATCCGGACAAGGGGCGGACAGGGTTGGCGATCTGCCAACCAAGACGCATGACCACGCGCAGCGCCACTGAGTCTTGCTGCGCAAGGTTCAACAGCACTTTACCGTTGGCGTCGGAAATGACGGCCTGGTCAAGAATCTTGTACGTCATGTCCTGACGGATCGAATACACCGCTTGGTTCCAGTCACCGCCGATAAGCAATGCAATGTCGGCATCCCAGCTGCCGTTCTTGATGAATTCAAGCGACTGTCCGTATAGCGTGGACGGTGTGCCGGCAGTCAGTGAAGGCTGGAACAACAGGCCGTGATTCTGGTCACGCA